CTCCCATCTCCGCACAAGCTTAGTGCGGACCCTCCCGGACCATCCTAGGTCATTCTTTGGGGTAATTATTCCAAAGAGTTGCTTTGGTGGCAGTTCAACATTGAACTGAAGAAGGGATTCCCAGCTATCCCTCTGCTTCAGTGCCAGTGATGGCACCGTAGACAGAGTTCTGTATTCTTCCCGCTGTAGGTCACTATTGTACCTTTTGCGGTTGGCATGAAAGCCAGAAGAATACGTGAACAGAAGGGTAGAAGGGCCAGGGTTACGGGATATGCCCAACTCATCGATGATGTGTTGGGGGATCCGACTCACGACCAAGTTTCCAAGGTTTATGAGTCCCTTTCTGTAGCAGATGTTACTTACATCAACTGCAGATTGGACGTCTCCTGGTTTTACCTCATCGTCAACGCTATGCATGTAAGCTGGTGTAACATCAGCTCCCATGAAAGCGTCCATGCCACAAGACTCGGCAAATGAACCCGAGTAATGTGACTTGTCTCCATTTACTTCGAGCTGGCAAAGCTCGAGGAGAGACGACAGGGCAGGAAGAGCGAGTGCCGGCAAAATTATATCATCGCCGAACACCCGTACCTCGGAGGAGGCCTTTAAAATGGACCTCCATAGGTCTGCATCACTGCAGATACCTAACCCGGGAGTAGACCATATAACGCTTGCAATGGAAGCGCAAGCGTATACTATCGACTGGATCGGAAACACTGTGGCGTTGCCTTGCGGCGCATATTTGCGCAACATGGTATACGTTTTGGTGTACTTTCTGTCCACGAGATATTGTGAACGAGCTGCTGCTAAAGCATTAAGCAAGGCAGGTGCCTCGCGAAAAACTCTCTCAACAGTCCAGCATGATAACCGGTCGGATGCAGCACTTAAATCAACAGTTGCCAAAGTGGCGTCAGTTGATGCTAGTACTGCCAGATCCCTTGACGGGGTCTGATCTTGGATAGATATACAACTACCCAGGACACCAACATCAATCATCCTGCGGATCCATTTACGGAGTCCGCCTTGGATAAATTGATTGGCGGTCGGCTCACTCGCTATCAGACGTGGCTTCTCCTGTGTCTTATTGACAGGGATTAGCTTCGCTGGTAGCTCGCGCAGGTCTCCAAGAGAGCCTTCACTATGCCACGATCCGTACTCGAAGAGTCGGATATTGGCAGATGCGTGAAGGTCACGAGGAAAAACTCTTTCGAGTCGCTGGTTCCAAGTTGGAAAGACATACTTGTCCATTCCGCTCTGGCTATCAGCCACTGCTCCAGGTCCGTGATTCCCAATAATGGAATCAGGGTCAAAGTCGTGGAATCTCCGCACAATTTGATCGCAGACTCTTTCGAAGAGTCTAGATAAACTGCGTGGGGATTCAACTCTTTCGAACTGGTGTCCGAAAGTCGGCTCATCACCTGAACTAAATCCGTCCAAAAGGCTTGATCCCAACTTGATGAAGTCGAGGTCAAACCAATGCTGAGAAGGAGGCCGCAAAGCCCGATCCACAGCGAAGAACGAACGTACCTCATTGCGTATATTCTCCTCTGAACAAGGTATCTCTACCTTCTTGTAAAGGAGAAGTACCTGACGAAGTGCTTGAACAGCACCTACATCAGGTTCACGCAGTAAGGTTCCACTACCTGTGAACACTTTCGCAAATGTGGAGTTCATGAATACAGGAAGGCCATTCCTAGGGTGTTTAGGCCCAAGAATCGCTAACTTCCCGACGTCAAGTACTCCGCGCGACAAGGCCTTATCGATTGATTTGGCCAAACGAGGAAAGTCTATGAAAACAGACCTTTCTCCGCGTGTTTCACAGAGAGTCATAATGCGGGAAATGTCCCGTTCTGACTCATAGGGATCAACCTGCCCCCAACTGCACAAGTCCTTATAGAGACTTGCGTAGGTGAGGAAGATGTTGACACTGATCCTTTTCATGTTAGCTCCTTTTTGAGGTAACAAGATCAGGCTCAGTCCCTTACTATCATAGTTTTTAACTCTCCTACAAGCGGGAAACCGCTCATATCCAGACGATTGTCTGGTAACACAGGAAGGTTGCTGGTGAGGAACGAACTCTAGCTCTCGCGAGCCAGAATAAGTGCCTCATTTGCCGCCACCCAAGTACAAAGCGCATCGGAATAATATCCCAGCGTTGTACTATCCTGCCTGCCGGTAGTGACCTCGAGGACAGTCCATGCGGACTGCTTCCTGATCACGACCGAGTCGGCGTCATATAACGTGACGTCGAGCCGAATAAGATGTGACTCTTTCGAGGCACCTCTCTTCGAAGGTACGGTGTGTTTGATGTTCAACAGGAAGTCTGTGAGTCCATCCTCCAACCAATAGGTTGAGGAATATGGTTCCGAGTCATTGACTCGGGACAGGACCTTATTGACTCCGTTGACGGAGAGTGTGATAGTGGAACTAAGCATGTCGTTGCCTTTGTGTCAACTGGGCGCACCATTGCGCCCAGGCAGATACTCTGAAGATTCAGAGGTAATGGCCCCCCGGCTGCTACAGCCGGAGGACTAGGAGTGACGAGAGTATCGACCATTGGCGTCCCGTTAGATATGGGATACGCCAACTTGGATAAATCGATACGCTAGGCTGTATCCGATTTTTGGACACAGGATGGCTAGTAGGGACAATAGGACTGATTGTGAAACCAGGCCTAATGTTTGGGAATGAAGCTGACATTTTGTAGTCCGTCTGATACATAATATTCAGATCGGACCATGACCATCTCAGCCCTCCTCTATAGGCAGCAAGGATGCTTCCCGTATTGGAGAACCAGTCAATGAGCCACGACCATGGAACAAGTTCCCATAGTTGTTTCGCAGTGACCGTATTCAGACCCAAGAGTAATTGAGGCGCGAGCTCTTGAATGTCTCGCTCGGACAAGACGTCTAATAATGACGCCCGCATCGTATACCAGAAAGTTCTGGTTATGTCTGCTGATATCGTACACTTATTTGTCGACAATTGATTGTCGGCAGTTGAGGTGAACGGTACCAAGTCCGGAACAATTACCCCCCAGTTCTCAACTAGCAGCTTGCGTTTGAAACGCCGCTTACCAGCCGATAACTCGCGAAGGTATGTCTCTCTCGCATCCACACTTTTGGCAAAGTCAAAGAGTTTTATCACATCCGAAAGGATGGGAAGAACTCCAAACTGTGCCATCAGGTTGGCCTTAGCAGACTTGTTCGCACGGTTTACAACTCCATGCGCGATTCCTGAAGCATCCCTTAAAAGATAGGGAAGCTCTCGGAGCTCGGCGATGCTGACAAGTAAATCAACATCAGGTCTGTTAGGATTTGCATTCGCTACAGCCATAGACGCTAGTCCTGGCGGTATCGTCCTAGTAAAGGACGAATAGAACCAGGGCTTGACCATATAATTCAGAGGACTGTTGTCCATAGGGACATCAATCGACTGATAGGTCAGTCCAGATTGTACGCGCGTGCCGTTGAGAGTAACCCTTGGTGCAATCCCCCGATCAAGACTGAAAGGGGAATCAACCCAAGGCGCGCCAACCCAATCAGTGCAACGCTCCGTCCCCATAATGGCGGACGTGATCGTTGGATTACTGAGAGGAGTGGGCGTACGTACTATCGTACCCACACCTGAACCCCGTAATGTACGGGACCGGGTACGGGTTACGCGAGGCATCATTTTCTCCTAGTATGTGGGTTCCAGGTTGGAACGAGATATCATCTCGCGGTTGGTCCTTCGGGACC